GACCGCGTTGAGTACCGTTAGCGCCGCCAACGGCGACTGACGCGATGACGAAGACCTTGTTGCTGGCGCTCGTCGGGGTGATGCTGACCGTCAGTCCTGTAATGTCGGTGAAGGACGTGCTAGACGTCGTGAACGTATCGGTTTTGGCGGTGCTCTTGACTTGTACGACGCCAACAAGCCCAGTTTGATACACCCAACCAGAAGCCGTAAACGCCACAAGACGGTTCGTATCGGTCTCGAACACCAACTGCCCGACATAGGGCGCAGTCGGGCGAGTGGACGAGGTGCACACGCCTGGCTTGATGACCGACGAGGCGCCCAAGACGGATGTGAACGGCACTATCTACCTCTTGCCCGTCGTAACCCGGCTGTCTTCATTCCACGCCGGTTGACGGGGACACGAAGACGTCGTTTTCTGCGTCGTACGTGTCGCCGATGCCGGCGTACTTGCCACGGAAGTTCGCGTTGTACGAGGTCTGCCGCCACTCGCCCGACAAGCCGATCTTGGCGATGAACGCCTGGCCGACCGACTCGCTTGCCGGGAACTCTCCGCCGCCGCAGTCGCCGTTGCCGATCACGATGACCTCTCGCACGGTGCCGTTTTCGACTCTTGCGAAGTGTGCCATAGCTTTATGCCTCCTGTTGTGTGGATGTCGTATTGTATTCCATTCTTAGGCCCCGAACCCCGACATAAGCGACATTCGAGACGCTCATGGATTATCCACCTGGGATGATATAAACACATCGTTCACCGCGTCATAGGTATCGCCTACGGCAACGGTGAGCGGTTCGCCGCCCAAGTCATGCCACTCGCCGTCAAGGTTCGCTGTCGCCCATGAATAATCGGCAACGATGATTTCGGTGACGACGCTGTTTACAACCTTTGCGGAATAGTTCTTGTTCATACTTTGAACCTGATGAACACGACGCCATCCGAACCTGCGCCGGATGTAGTAGCACCACCGCCGCCTCCGCCTGAACCGAAGAAGGAAGTAGTTGCGTTGCTACCTGCGGAAGTTCCTGCGACACCACCATTTCCGCCAGATGAGTTGCCTGCCGTTCCGCCCGTGCCGCCTGAACCTGTCGCACCGCCGCCGCCGCAACCGATGTGAGTGACTACCGTGCCACCGGTGAAGGTCGTCGTTGCCGTTCCCGTGCCGCCTGTTCCGCCTGTGGTAGAACCACCGTTGCCGCCGACTGAAGTACTGCCGCCGCCACCGCCCGAACCCGATGTGCTTGACGCTGCACTACCGTCGCCACCGTTGTTGCCTTGTGTCGAAATCAGCGACAAGCCGCCTGTGCGAGGACTGAACGAGGTGCTACCTATGCCGCCACCGCCACAACCAGCATTATCGCCAGCTAGGAACCCACCGCCATCAGTTCCTATCCCACCGCCGCCACCACCGGCGGCAATAGAACCAACACGACTAAACGAACCCCGATTACCCGACGAACTTGCTGTTGTGACCGCAATACCTTTCGCACCGACAGTCACGGTCTGGTTTGCGCTCGCAAAGAAAGTTTGTTCGACGACGCCACCACCGCCGCCGCCGCCAGCACTACCAGCGTTGGGTCTGAAACCACCGGATCCGCCGCCGCCGACCATCAACACGTCGAACAGCCCGGCCTTCGTCACGGCCAGCGTGCCCGATTCCGTGAACTGCAGTATCCTGTAGTTTTGCCCGTTGATCACCGCCGGGTCGGCGATCACCGTTCCGCCTGTGGCGGTTCCATAGAAACCCGCCGTGTCGGTCACCGATGTCGTACCAGTGACCGTAAAAGTTCCCGACGAGGTGAATGTCCAGACCGTGTACAGGCCCACGGGCAACGATGTGCCGCCTGATGCCGTCACCGTCAAGCCAGTTGCGTCGCTGGTGAGGTAGCGGATGACGACGCGACCCGAGCCGCCTGCGCCTGCAATCGAGCCTGTGGCGGTGCCGCTACCTTGCCCGCCGTTGCCCGTGTTCGCCGCACCTGACGCTCCTCCGCTGGCGTTGCCGCCAGCCGAGTAAGTGATGCTGGTACCCGTGAAGTCGTTGGTCGAGCCGCTGCCGCCTGTGGAGCCTGATGCTGCGCTGCCTTTGCCGCCGCCGCCTCCGCCCGTACCTTGTCCGACTGCTGCTGCTCCGTTGTTGCCTTCGCCTGAGACACCGCTACCGCCTGCGCCGCCGTTCGAGCCTCCACCGCCGCCCGAACCGCCGACTTGACCATTCACGGCGACTACGGCGTGACTTCCTGCGCCGCCGCCTCCGCCGTTGGCAGACGAGATGAACGATGATGCGGTGCCATTGCTGCCGTTGTTGCCGCCCGATCCTGTGCTTGAGGTCGCCGCCGCTCCTGCTGCACCGACCTTCACCGTGTAGGTCGTCTTGCCGATGATGCCAGAGCCTGTGACGAACCCGCCTGCGCCGCCGCCTCCGCTGGCGACACTGCCGCCGCCGCAACCGCCGCCTCCGCCGCCGCCGACCAGCAGGAACTCGACGGCGAGAGTGTTGCGCTCTCTTAGAACCTTGGGTCTACGTGCGTTCGAGACGCTCATTCACGCCACCTTGAACCTGACCAGCACGATGCCTGAGCCGCCTGCACCTGGAGTTCCGAAGGTCGAACCGTCCCAAGCCGCACCGCCGCCGCCCGAACCCGTGTTGGCTGCCGCCGAACCTGCCGTACCAGCATAAGTTCCTGCGCCGCCGACCGATGAACCGCCTGCGCCGCCCGTCGCGCCGCCACCACCACCGCCAGCACTCTTGATGTCGGTGTTCGTGCCGCCCGTGAACGTGCTGAGCGATGTTCCCGCACCGCCAGCACCGCCTGTCGTGCTTCCTGCGGCGGCGTTCGCGCCTGCCGCACCGGCACCACCACCACCACCGCCGCCACGACCCACACCTGAACCTGCGCCTGCGCCACCGTCATTCCCTTGACCTGAAATCCCTGAGAAACCTGCCGATGTTGAGTAAGCACCACGACCACCACCAGAACCGCCATTCATAGCGGTACTCGCGCTGCCCGAGTTGCCGAAGTCGCCTGCGCCGCCACCGATACCAAAGAAGCCCGACACACGAGAATGACTACCGCCATTGGCACCTGTTGACGCACCTGCTGGCCCTGCTGGTCCTCCTGCCCCTACCGTGACCGTTGCGTTCGCATCCAGATAGATGGTCTGCTGGGCGAAACCGCCACCACCGCCACCGCCGCTACCGCCGTTGCCGCCGCCAGATGTAGAGCCACCGCCACCACCGACACACAACACATCGAACAAGCCAGACTTAGTCACGGTCAGCGTGCTTGATACGGTGAACTGCAGGATCCTGTAGTTTTGCCCGTTGATCACCGCCGGGTTGGCTATCACCGTTCCACCAGTGGCGACTCCGTACGCGCTCACCGAATCCGTTGGTGATGCGGTTCCGGTGACGGCAAATGTTCCGCTGGAAGTGAATGTATGAACGGTGTGGAGAGGCGCTCCCGGGGGTCCCTCTTGCCTTGTGCCGCCGGTGATGGTCAGATTCCGTGCCTCGCTCGTGAGGTAGCGGATGACGACGATGCCTGAGCCGCCAGCGCCGCCCCCGCCAGAGCTTCCTCCACCTCCGCCGCCGCCTGTATTGGGTGTGCCTGGTGCGCCTGAACCGCCGCCTGCACCGCCACCGCCCGAACCGCCTGTCGTCGGCACATCGCCACCGCCGCCACCGCCGCCTGCATAAGTCACGGAAGTTCCCGTGATTGAGTTGGCAGCACCTGCGCCGCCGTTGCCCGAACTGCCGCCGCCTCCGTTGCCGCCAGCCGCACCAGCACCGCCGCCGCCGCCTGCGCCGTTCGGGACTGTTCCAGACGAGGTTCCCCCTGCGTTGCCTTCACCGCTGACCGCCGTACCGCCGCCTGGAGCATATGCGCCTGCGCCGCCGCCTGAGCCGCCTGAACCGCCGCGTTGAAAACCGCCCGAACCGCCGCCGTTAGCCGACGAGATGAACGACGACGCCGAACCGTTGTTTCCTTGGCGTTGCGTCACCGTCGGTGCGCCTCCCGCTCCGACTTTCACCGTGTAGGTGGTCTTGCCGACGACGCCGCTTCCTGTGACGAGACCGCCGCCGCCACCGCCACCGCCGCCGCCCTGAGCGTTGCCTGCGTTGTAATCGCCGCCCGAACCGCCGCCACCGACCAACAGGAACTCAACGGCAAGCGTCTGAGGACCAAGCCTCGTGGCTCCGTAGACGGATTGGACACCCATCTAGATCAGACCTCTTTTTCCCACCCAACGACCGTGACATTGACGACGCTGGCGGCATCCGCCAAACCCTGCAAGGTTTCACCAGCCGTCAAAACGAGCGCTGTGTCAAACACCATCACGTCATTGGCACCGATCGGCAACGCCGAAAAAAGCCTGTTGGCAACCGTCGCAGCCGAACCAATAGCCAGCGTCACCGCCCTGTCCACCGTGTCGGTGTTGCAAATGATGATCTGTTTAACAACCTCAACTCTTGAAGCTGCAACGGTTGCAACAGTCGTCGTGGTCGTACCCAACTGTGTCGGACCGCCCAGTCTTTGTTCCGTTCTATCTCCTACTGCCATGTCACACTCCTTTTACATTATACACTATTATACCCCAATATCCATAATCATAATTGCTCCTTCTGTTGATGTTGATAACCCGCCAGAGGGAGGAATTGCAGCCCATTTTAAACCCGTCGCAGTGGATGAATCCACCATCAGAACATAATTGGCAACCGCTCCAACCGCCAAGCGTGCAATGGTGTTGTCCGCCGTACCAACAAGCAAGTCACCTTTTGCGTCAATGATATTTGTATTAATTGCATTGGACGGCAACGACGAATATGTAAGGCTCGCCCAAGCAGTAGAACCATCACCGATTTTATACCGTGCGGTGTCGGTCTCCAGACCGAGTTCGCCCTGGGCAAGGGTTGGGTTAGCGGAGGTCCAGTTGGCAGCAGTATCGCGTCGGAATTGAATTTGTACAGCCATTTATGCAGAACCTCCAGTGATGGCGAGTATGCCCCCATAAACAGAATTGGCATGCCCTCCATCCATGTTTGTTGAATTTACTTCACCATTTGAAATAGCACCAAGTTCACTCCAATATTCATCATAATAAATATAAATTCTTCCCGTATCAGATTCATACCATAAATCTCCCTCAGACGCTATCGCCGGAGCTGTTTCAGATATTGATATAGCAAAACTAGATGATTCTACAACTTGAGATAATAGTGAACTGCTTAAATTAGGCATATTCAATACCACTAATTGCAAATGTTATAGCATTTGCTGTTACCTGTGTAATATGAATTTTGCTATTAGCTGGTATAACTATAGATGTATTATAAAATACTACATCATTTGCTAAAACATTTACATTGCTTACAATTTTATTTGAATTACCAACAGTTGCGGCATCAACAAGCAAATGAATACTGCATGTGGCATTTGATGCTGTCGTATTGCATAAATTAATATTTTTAATTATTGAGTAGTTCCCAACTGTGTTTGCAACAGTATATACATTAGACCCGGCCCCAACATTGGATCCGATAAAAAAGTTTTTAGGTGTTAAGGTAGGCATTTAAACCCCCATCCAAACTAAAACTTCATTATCATATGTTGTTTCATTCATATCTTGAATAACCGTTGCATCAAGAACATGATCAACAAAAGCACCAGAGTTATGTGTATTAGCTGTTGAGCCATCATAACCTCTGGTTTCAACAGTGAATGTATTTCCGTTTCTGGATGTAATTAAAACTTTTTCCTCTGCCGCGCTACCTCTATCAATAACAATTACAAAAGGATGGGTCCCAGTGGGAAATGTTGATGCGTCTGTGACAGAAAAAGAACCCACGGAGTTATTGATATTTGCAGAAAGTGTTGTTCTTAGTACACCACCACTAAATTCTCTTCTTAACATAGACTCTCCTTAGTCAATACTAATATCAAGATCGCCCGTAGCAATTCTTAATGTATCTCCCGCATCCGTTGTTTTATTTGTTGTAAGTGTTCCCCATAAAAGTAGATTGCCGGCTGTAGATGCATCGTGAATGCCAATGGCGACAACAGTAACAGCTGGCATTCCGACAAAATCAACATTGGCACTATTTGACGTTGCGCCAGACGAAGATGCGCTAAATGCAGCAGATTGGCGAGCATAAGAGCCCCCGCTAATTTCTGTTCCACCACCAGCATCAGAAGGCGCTACGCTATAAAGACCAACATATACGGCATCGGGTTTTGTAAATGTTGTTGTGCCAAGAAAATGATCAATTAATTTATTTTCAAGATAATCAGAAAGATTTCCAGCCATTACTAAGCCTCCAAATTATTATAGTAGAATTCTTTTTCTTCGTCACTAGGCAATCTAAAATTAGGAAGTCTCAATAATAAGATTGCTTGTTCTTTGTCAACTTCTGCCATTCTATTTTGTTCTTTGCTAAATCTAAAACCGGAAGGTGTTTGATATGCTACTCCGCTTTCAAAGTAAATTAAAACTTTTTCATTTTTAACAACCGGCTCTGACGGCGTATCTTCTTTGATTTTTTTTTGCTTTGGCGTTTTTGGGTTCACATCTTTTGACGTGATAACGTTTTCTTTTTCAGTCATATATCTAATTTTATCATGTATTCAAAAATAAATCAATCGTATCCTATGGATAATTTTATTTTATATGGCAAAGGGGCGAGATGGGATGTTTCCCCACCCCGCCCCTTTAACCGCTATAGGGTATTACAGTGTGCGCAGTTTGACGTTCTTAGCAATAACAAACGGCTCAACATGCTCGATGTTATTTGCAAGACGCATAAATTGTGTATACTCAATCGTATCCGTCTTTGGCTGGAACTGACGGTAGACGGTGATGTCTCTGTGCAGACCCACAATTTTATTGTTGGGGAATGTCAGCTCGACATAACCATGATTACCGGAAGCACCGGAATAGTCACCAGCGACAGTCTCGGGCAGAAGCGGAACTTCTACCAACGGAATGCCGTAAGGCGCAATACCGGTTACACCAGCACCCCCGTTTGCACGGATGGCACCATTCATGAAGGCCTGCTCACCGAATGTTGAAGCCGGAGCCGGAGCGCCTGCTGTTGCGGCAGTTGCCGAGTTCGGGTTCTGGAGACTGAATGACACGTCCTGAACCACGCCCGGGCCGGTGTAGAACCGCAATTCGTTGCGCTTCTGCAGATATTTGTTCGGCATGTTGCGGAGCACTCTGTCGAACGTTGCGCGGCTAACATTGTTGCCGCCTTCATCCACAACTGTTGCACCAGCAAGGGCGAGTTTAGTAAAGCCATCAAGAGCCTTAAGAAGCGCATTATTCGAAGATGTGTTGCCATTGATCAACAAGTCATCAAGGTCATTGGCTGTCTGACGAGCCATAACTTGAGCCAAGTGATCTTCAAGCGAAGCACCCTCAATGTTGTCTTCCAAAGCTTCTGTGCTAAGTTCCCAGTCCAAACGAAGCTTGACGCTTGTAAGCGAAACCTTTGAGAAGGTCACGGCTGCATTAGCGCCATCGTCTGTTGCCTCAGTTGCCTTACGCATCAAACGAGTGCCGACTGCGAGCTTATCGATTTCCATCGAAGGTGTGCGCATACGAACGACACGAGCGTTCTTCATCAGAACGGATTGATCTACGACATAATCTAAAAATCGATTTGACTGCTCAGGCTTGAGAAGTCCACCATTTGCATTATTGGTAACGATGGCTGTCGTAGTAACCTCGTTAGCTTTAGCAAGAATTTCTTCTTGTGTTGCCATAGTAATTATTCCTCCTTAACTTATGACTTATAGCCCAGGGAGTTAATAACCCCTTGTGGCAAGTAAACATTGCTCCAAAAAGATTTTTCGGGTTCAGACTTTTTTAATTCCTCAACCTGTTCATCCTCTTCTGAGTCAACACTTTTCTTCATGGCACCAGCTTGAGCGAACTCTTCAACTTTTGCCGTTTGTTCTTCAAGAGCTTTCTCTGTTGCTTCCAACTTTTGAGAAATTTCTTGTTTCTGAGCATCAAAACTCTTGGCAACTTCATCAATCTTAGCCGAGACATTCGCTTCAACTTCGGCCTTAAGCGAAGTGGCGAAATCGTTAAGCTTCTGATCAATGACGGAGCCAAGCGCTTCTTTCAGAATTTCAATATCCATTTCTTCCTCCATTTGATCATTTTTTACTTCGGCTTCAACTGAAGCTTCAGCCTGCTCACTTTCATCAAGTGAATTATCTCCTGGTTGATCTGTAAGCCAGGAAATAAATTTTTTAATTAAGGACAATTTATCACTTTCCTTATCAATAGAATTATCCATAGGTTTCATAGTATCATACTTTTCTTCTTCTTGCAATAAATCAACACTGCCTAAATCAATATTTTCCATTTCTATAAGTTCCTCATAAATATCATCCAACATAAAATCCAATAGATGCGTTTCAGTATACCCATCGTCTTCTAGTTGAATACTCTCAATTTCTTCAAACAAAGCATTTATTAGGTCATCTTTAACGTCTAAATGTTCAATTTCTATTGATTTTTGGGCCCTTTCTTTTGTGTTGCGATATCTCTCTAGAAGCCTGCGTCCTTTGGCAGCAAGTCGAGCGGCATCGGAACGATCCTGAGGCACCGGCTCGCCCCAGGCTGCTGCGGAGAGAGCAAGACGGGTGGGTTTACCATTCGGTTTCTTCATCGGACCAGAGGGGTTGGTAAAGAATCTTGTTAAAAAAGAACCTTTACGACGCATCTTCTCTGGAGTATCAGCCGCACCCCTTACTCCCGGTTTTAAATTAGCCCCCTCTGTTTGTTTAAAATACCTTCTGCCGGCTGCTGTTAATCCGCCTTTGGGATCTTTTAATGGCTGTTTTTTTTCGATGTCTTCATCTATTGTTAATACATAATCAAGAACACCATCATCTGCTTTTTTAATAAGATCGATAACTGCAACAGCATTCGCGGGGTTGTCAACAAGACTTAATTCACCAAGATCGTATTCTTTGATAATATGAACCTGTCTACCATTGTGAATTTTATTCTGCATCATTTCTTTTCTTATTATCTTCCCACCAATTGAAAATGCACGAAGTGTGCCATCAAGAATTTTTTGCCATGTGCTTTCTGCACCTTTAGAAATATACGCTTCAACTTGAATTGCATTATACTCTTTACCATCTGGGTCGTTAATTTTTATCGGTTTATAACTAATTGCTTTACCAACAGCGATTGGGGCATGCATTTCACGAATATTACCTTGCCAATTTTTAAAAGCGGACAGGGATGCTTCAAAATCAACAACATCGCCAACTTTATCAATATTGTCGGCAGTTGCTATTCCCAAAATAATTCGTTGTTCTTTTTTTATAATATCAATTGGAAAAGATAGATTAAAGTTGGTCATATCCTATTCTAGTATAATTCAATAATTTATTATATGGCAAATTATCCTATGGCATAGACAGCCAGCGTAACTCCCGCTGTCATGACTTGAAATTGTGTATAATCGCCTTCAATCTCAACGTAGTGCCCCCCTGCCGGAATTAAGACCTGGTGCGGACCACCATTAAGTTTAACAACCGCATTAGTAGATGCATGCGTATTAATGAAGTGAATACATTTTGTATGACCAATAAATGTTATAGTATTTGCTGTACTATCAACTGCCGTATTGGAATATACAATTCCCATTGCATAAGTCATTGTGTACCTCCTGAATTATCTTGGTTTTGACCTCTTTCAGCCTGATCTCCAAACTGCCTTGGGTCTGTAGATTGCCCTTCTGAATCTGCTCTTGCGTTTCTTGGAGCAATTATATCATTATTAGAATTTCCGAACGGAGCCCCCGGCCCTTCTTTTTCTCTCTTTGTTGGGAAGGGCAGCGGCTGATCCCCGCCGGTTCTTTCTGGCAGGCCCAGGGTGGACCTAACCTCATTAGGACTAATAACCTCTGTTCTAAGATATCTATCATTAATTCTAGATTGAATATCTTCATCAACAAGATCTATACTCTTAAATTTAAGAATAAATAAATCCGTAAGCTCTAGCATAACTCTATTTATTCTTTTTTCTACAACTGATTGATCTGGTGCAACAACTTGCATTTTAAATGTCTTATCTGCATCTCTTGATACTGCTAAATTTGCATTATCATAAACTCCAACCTTGGGGGCCGGTACTCTATTAGCAACAAGAATTTCATCTCTATTTGATTTTCTATATTTATCAAATGAGGCATCTTGAATACCAGCCTCTAACTTTTCAAATTTAATATCACTATCAGCCCCAATTGAAGCTGGAATTGGAATAACAAGAGTACCGTGATTGCGACCTTTAACTTCTTTTCTAAAATAATTAATAAGTTCTTGTTTAGATTTATTACTAAGTTTTGCACCTTTTAAAATTATAGCATATCGAGGAATAGCTTTATTTTCAAAATAATCAATGTTGTATTCTTTTGCAAATTTATCACC